AAGCATAGCAGCCTCATCGGCTGCGGGCCACATAATAGCGACTGCATTATTAGCAGTTGTTTGCGCGTTAATAATGGCCAAACGTTGTGCTTCGTAATCATCTCCAGTCGCTAAACCAGTTTCGGATTCAAGTATTTCAGCTTTAGTTCTCATTGTTAATCGTAAAATTCTGTATCGTAAAAATCATCGTCAAAAAATCCGGTTGTTGGGGTTACTGTTTGAACTGGCACTATTCCACTGTTTATTATGGTTCTTTTGCTTTTCTGAATATTTAAAACTTCAATGTTTGAGCCATTTATATTTGGAATAACATCTCGTATTTTTACTTTTTGAGCTGGGTTTAAAGTCTCATCTAAAGAAAAATTATTGTCCTCGCACAAATAGGCAACACCTTCAATGCAGCCGTACTCTTGAATTGCTAAATCAATTAAAGTTTGACCTTCTTCAATTATTATTATCATGGCTATTGTCTTTTGTTCCGTCAAACTCAAACCATTTATTAAACTTTCTAAGTAAGTACCCAACCAACCCTCCTGCTTCTTTATAACCGAGGCTACCCAAATTTTCAAACCAACTAATTAATAGCTGAAAAATGATGAAGAACAATGCAACGTAATACAGCCATGTAAGCGGATTAAGGCCCACACCCATTATGTCGGGCGCATCAATACCTTTACTAAATGTATTTAAACACCACAGTATGGCTATGTATGTACCTATTTTAATAATCATACGACCAACTGGTCGGCTTCTGAAACGCTCACCGCGTTTAAGTTTTGCTACTTTAACTCCTGTTTGAAACTCTGCAACTATTAAGAAAACAAATGCAAACAATACAGGCAAATCGAATCCGATTGCATCTTTTACAAACATTCTAATAAGTCCCGGAAATGATAGTAACAGTAATTTCACTTCAATTTGTTTCCCATTGAAAAATAAGCCGTACATGCTACGCTTGTAATCGGCTATGCTATCGTAACCAAAGCCTTTAATTATGTAGTTAATCATCGTTTTGTATTGATGTATTTTTTGTATTTCCTAAAATCTTTATTATCCATTTTAAAGTGCAGGGACAATTCACTCTCTATTTTTTCTTGTGGTGCAGCTGATTTAACATATCTAATAAGTGATGGCCCAAGTAGTGGAGCATGCTTTAAATCACCCGGATTTAAACTTAAAAGTAAAGCCACTTCTTGATACTCACTTTCACCATGTAATATTCCGGTTGAGGTTATCATTACATCACCATCTGCATCCCTAAGTATGTCTTTAGCCATCAATGTTTTATTTTATCATTTTCAATTCCACTGAAATCTCCAGTAGTCTTACCTGTCATTGCTGTATTAAAAGAGGCACCTGTTCCCGGAAGTAATGCATCTAGTGCAGTAGCCATAGTTTGAGTTGCGATGCGTAGTGTATTGCAAAAATCTCTCAGCTTATTAAGTTCTTGCTGAAGCACTGTCACTTTTACCAACCCGCCATTTATACCACTGTTAAAGACTAAACTTAAAGTTTTTACTTCTACATCATCTAACTCTTGCGCTTCAATTAAAAAAGCTTCAGCTTGCTTGTTTTCAATAACTCCAATCAGGCATAATGTGCCTATTTTCGGTTTACAATGAATAGACCCAAGACCTAACATTACATCGTAATACTCAAGTTCATCACTAACACCTATCGCAGTCATTGTCTTGGCTTCCCAATCAACATCTTTAGCAGTAACAACACGTGTTGATACAGTTACTAATGACTCATTTGTTTCGCGCATGGCCTTAATTAACTCCCTTACAGCTTCGCTCATATTGTTGTACCTATTCCGCCAAAAATTAAAGTTTGTCTAATACCTTGTTCGCTATAATCTTCAGTTACTGCATCAATGTAGTAAGTGCCATTTCTATCGGGGTAAATCGTACTTACTAAATTTACTTTTAAACCATGTTTAAAATGCGGTTCACCAAATGCAGATAATGTACCTTTATATCCGCCTCTTCTTATTCTAGCGTAATCTGAATTAACTTTGGTTTTAAGAACATCTAAGCTTGTAGCAAGCTTGTATTCAAAATCGTAAACGTCTCCGCCTTCTTGTCCAACTTGATACTCAACTTTTACATTCTTTACCGTTGTTTTACCTTTAACTAATGCAATTACATCATCGGTATTTGTGTATTCAAGAGAGTTTTCGGCAATAAACGTATCAAGGTTTAATGTTTCTATTTTATCGGTTGTATTATCGGCATAGTACTTACCACTAATAAGCGTTTTACCATCCATGTAGGAGTAAATACCAAAATCGCTTCTAATTTTTTCAAGCACAGCACCAACATGGGTTTTTGGAAATCTAACTTTACCTATATTTAAATTCTCAATTGCATTTATTTTGTAACCTTTAACAATACTTTTAAGCAATTGGTCAAGTGTAACTTCTTTGTCAATAGAATAATTAACTGGAATCTTTTTAACCATGTACATCTCATCCTGTAGCTTTATGGTTATTGGATAATCAGCCGAAACACCAACAATGTATCCTGTAAATCTCTTTATAAGATTGCCGTTATATCCGTATGATATTATTACGGGCTGGTCTCTTTTAAATACCTCCCGTGGTTTATATTTATCAAAGAACGACAGGTTACGAGGAATAGTAATCTCAGCCTTAGCAATTAACTCCTTAAATGAGGTATCAATATGAATACTGGCCGGCTTACGCATTTCAGGCAACAACTTATTACCCGGAAACTCAATTAAACACGTCATTACTTTCATGGATACTGCAATTCTGGGGCGGTGTGACCAATACAGTTCATTTCAAACGGAACAACATTAGGGCGGCCCTCTAGTTGGCTAATATTTATTGATTTGATAATTATGTATTCAATGTTTTTTTCGGTAAAAACATCTCCGGCAACATAAATGCCTGAGGCTAGTCCCTCCCAGTTTAAAATCTCTTCTTTTTGCTCCTGCGCTGTTTTATGTGTTGGGTGCGCTTGATCCATAATACATAAACCACGTATTCGTATGGCCCAATTTTCAAAACCAAACATTTCAACTACAGCTCCTTCACCCGCATTTTGTGGAGTTTCTGCCAGTATTTTCGACCGACTAAAATCAACCAATGTAGTTGCTGGCATTGAAAAATCAGGCATGCTAACAGTTTGTAAAACACCGTATTTGTCAAATTTTTTGTACTGCCTACCTATAAATGCTATTGGAGAAAATATAGGTAAACCAAAATGACTTTTACGGGCGTTTGATGCTTCAGTTTTAGCCCTAACATCATTATAACCGGGTAAATCGTTTACTGTATTATCGCCCAGCTTAAAGGATGGTAAATTCTGCCTATTAACCTCTAATGGATAAGGAATAAAAACAGGCATTTTTACGCCAAAAGCCAACTCGAATAAAGTACCTATATCGTTTCTAAAATCCATTAGGCAGTAATTAAAGTATCTCTCATCCTATCTGTTATCACCCTTGCTACATCATCAGCTATTTTACGAACATCCATTTCACTCTTAATGTTGCTGAAGGTGTTTTTAATTTCAACATTCATAATAACCGATTTGCCACCACCGCTGCCTGATATACTTAGTCCGGGTGCATCCTTAGTAGCTGTTCCGGTGTTTATTCCTTCTTTATTTTCATTTTCACGGGTAATTTCATCAATGGTTTTGGGTTTGTTTTGTTTAGCAATGGCTTTGTCGGCCTCTTTGGCGTAATCATCTTGGCTTTTCTTTTCTGTTTCGTCCTTACTTTCCTTAACTGCCGCCTGATAGGTATCAGAAAGGTTCATATTAGCAATGCTATTGCCAAACTGAGACATACCGCTAACTATCATTGACGGGTTAAACGTTAGCAAACCCAACAATGCCTTACCTAATGCTAGTACAGGGTCTAGCAAAGCACCTATTACAGCACCTATTCCATCAATTACAGCTCTAAACTCGCTAAACTCAGTATAAGCCCAAACCACACCAGCCACTAATAGTGCTATCCCTTTAATTACCAAACCTATCGTTGAAGTACTCATTGCGGCATCCCATAACCATGTTGCGGCAGTAAGTGCATTTGTAGCCACCACATCAAGCCATTTGGCTTTGCTCATTAATTTAAACAACTCAGTTGTTGCCATTATTCCCGGTGCTAAATTTATTAACCCAAGTATGCCGCTTAACCCAACATCAATAAAAGGAAGCATAGCTCCAGTTAATTCATTGATGCTAATCTTCCAGTCTGCAAATGTTGAGTTTATCCGGTCTTTTTGCTCTTTTAACCCTTCACCTAAAATCGCAACTGCAGTATCCATAGCACCTGTATTTTTTTCAATTTCTCCTGTGTATTGTTTTACAAGGTCTAGGCTATTTAATAGGCCCATTATTGCAACTGTATTTTCAGTTCCAAACATGGCACCAAGTAATGCATCATTACCGCCTATTTTTTTAAGTTCAGCTAGTCGGGTTGTTAGTGGTTGAGTCTTATCCGTTAATGCCTGAATATTAACCCCAGTTGCTGCCAACTGTTCACGTACTTCTTTTGGTAAAAAGTCTTCTTTTGCCAAAATGCCTAACACGTTTCTTAAAGCGCGTCCACCTTCAGCACCTTCTTTTCCGTATTTACCAAGTACCTGAAGTAAGCCATTTGTTTCAGCAAATGAAACATTTGCATTTTTGGCTACAGCACCAACCTCTTCTAACGCCTGTGCAACTACCGGAACATCCTGCGAACCAACATTTGCTGATGCAACCATCATATTTAGCATGCTATCCATCTCT